TTCCACTGACAAAGGTAGTATATCCTCTTCTGAAAACCAAGCGAATGAGGCTAAATCTTTTGTCGCTCCTTCTCCAAAGGAGAATGAGAATCCATTGGACTATGCCGATCGCATAGTGGAGGCTAAGAGATTGCACGAAGAGGAGCTAAAGGTTGATACCAATCCAACCGAGGCGCAGAAAGAGGCCGGCAATTACAAGAAAGGCCATATAAAGATAAACGGTTTCGATGTCACCATAGAGCAGCCCGCCGGTTCCGTCCGTTCCGGTAAGGACGCTAATGGAAAAGAGTGGTCTGTTACCATGAACAACACTTACGGTTACATTCGAGGTACTGAAAGTGTGGATGGTGATCATATAGACGTATTCTTAGGTCCGGATATGAATAGTGATATGGTATATGTCGTGGATCAGGTGAATACTGATGGCTCGTTCGATGAGCATAAGGTTATGATGGGATTCCCTTCCTTGGAAGACGCTAGGTCCGCTTACATGTCAAACTATGAGGACGGTTGGAAAGGGTTAGGCAACATTACCGTGGTAGCGTTGGATGAGTTCAAGAAATGGATTGATTCCTCGACTCGCAAAACAAAGCCCTTCTATGAGTATAAGGGAATTAAACAGGAGGAAAGCGATATTTCTAAAAATAATGATTCTGATAATTATAGCATTGTTTCCTCCCAATATACTACCAAGAAAGGAAAAGTTCTTAATATGCGGCTATTGAAGTTCGGTAATGAATTATCGAAGGAACAGCAACGTGCCGCCAAAGAGCTAGCCAAGGCTGAAAAGGGTTGGTATGACAGGGAACAGCGAGGTTTCATGATGCGTAGCGATGAAAGCGCAAGGCGGTTGGCCGATACCATTCTTGGCGATACCGATGCCGTAAGCGATGCGCAACCTATTTCTCTTGAAGACACACGCAGGGTCGTAGAGCCTCAAAAGGTAAATGTAGAAAACCTTATTGGTGATATCAACGATAAGGGCAAAGCCAAATTGAGCGATCGTACCGTTATCCCTAGCGGTAACCGCCTTGTTACCGATGAACGGTATGCGGAACTCCGTGAGCGCATGCGCAAGAAACTAGGCGGTCAAATGAATATGGGTGTTGATCCTGAGATATTGGCGATAGGTACTGAAATGGCGGTTTATCATATAGAGAAAGGATTGCGTAAGTTCTCTGATTACTCAAAGGCAATGATTGATGATCTAGGTGACGCTATACGACCGTATCTTAAATCATTCTACAATGGAGCGAGGGATTTGCCGGAAGTTGGAGAGAACGGATGGGATAAGGATATGACCACTTATGAGGATGTCCGCTCGTTTGATGTAGCTAATTTTGATAAGCCTGTCCCGGATATAATGGATGCCGCCGAGACCGTGGTTAGAGAGACTGAGATTGCCGGACAAGCGATTGCCGCGAAGAAAAAAATAAAAAATAGCCGGAAAAAGCAAACGGACAACAAAGACAAACCATTACCTTTGTATGGTAACGATTTATTCACTCCTAATAATATTAAAGACAATGAGCAAGGAAATTCAAGAGCGGATCAAGGCGTGGGAAGAAAAGCACGGGAAGAGGATCGAGGATCTGAACGCGGAGGAGACCGTGGAGGCGTGCATGGAAGTGATGTGCTTGACACGGAGCGAGGCCGAGGAATACCTATCAGCGACAGCGACAAGCGGCCTGTTGTAAGGAATCAAAACAATTTCAGCTTCCCGGAGAAAGGTATTGAGCTTCCTTCCGGTGATATATCCAAGCTAAAAGCCAATATTGAGGCGATAGAAACGCTGAAAGACGTAGAGGACGGCCAAGGAAAACCTACCCCGGAACAACAAGCCAAGATGTCAAGGTACGTTGGATGGGGAGGTTTGGCCGAAGCCTTGAACGAAGGCAAATACAACGCGCGTGACAACAATTGGACTAAGGACCGAAATTGGAATGATAAGTATCTACGTTATTACGAGAAACTAAAATCCTTATTAAGTAAAGAAGAGTTCGACAGTGCCGTCCGTTCCACGACAACCTCTCATTATACCCCGTCCGAGGTCGTGGAAAGCTTATGGGGAATAACGGAGAAACTTGGATTCAAGGGTGGCAATATCAGTGAACCCGCTATGGGTATAGGTAACATAATCGGTATGATGCCTAGGTCTATATCTGAAAACTCAAGTATAAGCGGGTTCGAGATAGATAGTTTGTCCGGTCGTATGGCAAAGGCCTTATATCCTGACGCTAATATAAAGGTGCAGGGATATGAGAAAGCGTTTTCTCCAAACTCGAAAGACTTAGTTATCACCAACGTCCCATTCGGGAAAAACGCTCCATATGACAAGGTTTTAGATAAGCAATTCAGGAAAAAACTTGGTTCCTCTTATAATCTCCATAATTATTTTATCCTAAAGGGGCTTCTGGAATTGAAAGAAGGTGGTCTCGGCGTATTCGTCACGTCCTCGGCTACGATGGATGGGGCCGATAGTAAGTTCCGTGAGTACGTGAGTGGAAATGGTTATGATCTGGTCGGAGCTATCCGATTGCCTAATGACGCTTTCCAGAAAGGGGCCGGCACGAGTGTCACGGCTGACATCGTTATATTCCGTAAAAGAAAGTATGGGGAACCTTCGAATGGGATAGGGTTCACTACTACAACGCAAATAGGTGAAGGAACTTATATGGAGGACGGGGATAAAAGGAGCAAGCCTATCATGGTGAACGAGTATTTCTCCAATCATCCCGATATGATGTTAGGTGATATGATGACCGCTTACGACGCTGGTAGCGGAGGCCTATATAGTGGAGCGTCCCAAACATTGAAAGCCAAACCCGGGGCCGATTTAAGCAAGGAGCTATTTAACGCTATTGATAACTTACCAAAGAATATCCTATCAGGTGTTGTAGAGACTAAAGAGCCGGAGGTTGCGGGTGACTCCACTTTGAAAAATGGTACTATTACCGTCCAGAATGGCAATGTCTTTGTTTTAGATGGGGACTCGTTAAAACCGATTAAGGCAAATCCTACGTTCGTTCATAATGGTAAGACCCGGAAAATAGCGGATGCGGTAAATGATTACAATGATATAAAGAAAAATCTATACGATCTTATCCATGATGAGCAAACAAAGGGTGTAGACCCCGAGCCCGCTAGGAAAAGGCTAAACAAAGTATATGATGCTTTCGTGTACAAATATGGGACACTTAACAGGAACAAGGCTTTGGACGATCTTTTCTCCGAGGATGTTGAGCATGGATTACCCTTCTCTTTGGAGACCGTTAGAAGGGTACCTTCCACGACCGGAAAATCTATGGTATGGGAAGTCTCGAAAGCGGATGGTATCTTGAATAAGCGTGTAAGTTATCCATTCGAGCTACCGACAAAAGCGGATAATGTCTTGGACGCAGTCAATATAAGCAAGTCATATAAAGGTAATATTGATATACCTTATATCTCGGAGATAACGGGTATGGATGAGGAGAACGTGACAAACGAGATACTAGAGAAGGGAATTGCTTATAGGGATCCTGTTACCGGCAATATAATAGATAAGAGCGAATATCTCTCTGGAAACGTAAAAGATAAGTTGGTCGAGGCTAGGGCGGCCTTGGAAGATCATCCGGAGTTTCAAAAAAACGTGGATGACTTGGAAGCCGTACAGCCAGAACGTATACCCTATGGTGAGATAAGTTATCGACTGGGGACTACATGGATCCCGTCTGAGTTTATAAATAATTTCGCTGATAATGTACTGGGTATATCTTACGCTAACGCTAATTTTATCCCGGAGATCGGTGAGTATATTCTTGATAAGAGGGCGTTCATAACCGATTACGCTAAAGCCGGTCAATTCAAGACTGAGAGAATGGACGCTATAGACGTGTTCAAGGCCGCTCTTAACCAACGTAAACCCAAGGTTTATGACGAGATTAAATATTATGAGGACGGTAAGCAGAAAACGAGAAGGGTCGTAAACGAGCAGGAGACACAGGCCGTTGCCGAGAAAATATCCGACATGTCCGATAAGTTCGTGGAGTATATTGATTCTAAAACGATGTTCCATGGTCGTATTGAGGACGTGTATAATGATAAATATAACAACTATGTACTAAAAAAGTATGACAAACCGGTTTTTGAGCATTATCCTAACGCTAATAAGAATATAACACTCCGGGATCACCAGAGCAAGGCGGTGCAACGTTGTCTATCCGAGAGCACGTTACTCGCTCACCAAGTCGGTACGGGAAAGACCTTTACCATGATTACGTCCGCTATGGAAATGAGACGGCTAGGTATAGCGAAGAAACCCATGATCGTTGTCCAAAACGCTACCCTAGAGGATTTCGTCCGTGACTTTTATAAACTGTATCCTTCCGCTAAGATTCTATCTCCGACAAAGGAGGAGCGTAACGCCGATAATAGGACAAGGCTGTTCAATCTTATAGCTACCGGAGATTTTGACGCTATCGTTGTCCCACAGTCATTCATGGCGTTTATCCCGGATAGCGAGGAAAGGAAAAAGGCATATATCCAAAA